GTCAGATGTCACTTCAAGAAATAGAAATGGCCAAACAAAGTCTGGTTTATACTCTTTGTTTATCCCAATGGAATGGAACTACGAAGGGTTTATTGATGAATTCGGAAGTCCAGTATTCAATAATCCGGATCATGATGTCCTCGGACCAGATGGTGAATTAATAGATATAGGTATAATAGAACACTGGAATAACGAAGCTGAGGGATTGAAATCTGATCAAGATGGATTAAATGAATTCTACAGACAATTTCCAAGAACTACAGAACACGCGTTTAGAGATGAAGCTAAAAACTCTATATTCAATTTAGTAAGAATATACGAACAAATAGATTACAATGAAGGAGTTGGTAATTCTTCCGTAATATCTACAGGAAATTTTCAATGGGTAAATGGAATAAAAGATACACAAGTAATTTTTTATCCAGATCCAAAAGGTAGATTCAAAGTAAGCTGGTTTCCACCAAGTCATATGCAGAATAAGACCATTCAAAAGAAAGGAATTAAATACCCCGCGAACGAACACATGGGAGCTTTTGGATGTGATAGTTACGATATATCAGGGACAGTTGATGGTAAGGGTTCGAACGGAGCTTTACACGGATTAACTAAATTTAGCATGGAAGATTGTCCACCTAATCATATGTTTTTAGAATACGTGGCAAGACCACCTACTGCTGACATATTTTTCGAAGACGTATTAATGGCTTTAGTATTTTACGGAATGCCATTACTTTGTGAAAATAACAAACCTAGATTATTGTACCATTTAAGAAGAAGAGGTTATAGAGGTTACTCAATGAATAGACCGGATAAGTTATGGAACAAATTATCTGTAACAGAAAAAGAAATAGGTGGAATACCTAATTCAAGCGAAGACATTAAGCAAGCTCACGCTGCTGCTATTGAGATGTATATACAAGAGCACGTAGGTCATTTAGGCGATGGAAATTATGGTAATATATATTTCAACGAAACACTAAACGATTGGAGTAGATTTGATATAACAAAGAGAACTAAATTCGATGCAACGATAAGTTCTGGATTAGCTATTATGGCTTGCAATAGACATTTATACAAGCCAAACGCGAATATTGAAAAACCAAAACTAAATATAAGTATTGCTAAGTATTCTAATAAAGGTAATATTTCAAAGATAATAAAGAATTAATATGAGGGATTTTCCAAGTCAAGTAGTTAGTGATATAGAGAAGTTAAGTTACGAGTATGGGCTTAAGGTAGCGCAAGCTATAGAGCATGAATGGTTCGATAGTACAAATAATTTAAATAGACACATATACAACAAACAGAATTTTCACAACTTAAGATTATACGCACGTGGAGAGCAATCTGTTCAGAAATACAAAGATGAGTTATCTATAAATGGTGACTTAAGTTACTTAAACTTAGATTGGAAACCAGTTCCTATTATACCTAAATTCGTCGACATAGTCGTTAATGGTATGGCTAATAGGACATATGATATAAAATCCTATTCTCAAGATCCAAACGGCGTGGCAAGAAGAACCGAGTACATGAACTCCATAATGGAGGACATGAGGAGCAAGGAGTTGAAAAATTTCATTAAAGAAGAGTTTGGTATGGATCTATTTAAGAATCCTCCAAATTTATTGCCAGAAACCCAAGAAGAATTAGATCTTCATATGCAGTTAACCTATAAGCAAGGTATAGAAATAGCTGAAGAACAAGCTATTAACACTTTGTTAGAGAGTAGTGATTATGAGTTAGTAAAAAAGAGATTTTACTATGATCTTACTGTTTTAGGTATCGGTGCTGTAAAAACTTCCTTTAATACGTCTGAGGGTGTAAAAATAGAATATGTAGATCCTGGTAGTTTAGTTTATTCACACACTGAATCTCCTTATTTCGACGATATATATTATGTTGGTGAGGTTAAAAGTATACCTGTTAACGAGCTAGTAAAAGAATTCCCACACTTAAACATAAACGACCTAAAAGACGCAACTAAGTATAGTAACCAATCTTCCGCTAGAAACAATCACGTATCTAGTAAAAACACAAATTCCGACAATAACAAAGTACAAGTTTTATATTTTAATTATAAAACGTTTATGAATGAAGTTTACAAACTAAAAGAAACCTCAAGTGGAGGAGAGAAAGCTATAGAAAAAGATGATAGTTTTAACCCAGAAGAAAATCAAAATTTTACTAAAAAATCAAGATCTGTTGAGTGCTTGTATGATGGCGCTATTATATTAGGTACGGAACAACTCATAAAATGGGAGATGTCTAAAAATATGATGCGCTCCAAAAGTAACTTTAATAAAGTTAAAATGAATTACGCTATATGCGCTCCAAGAATGTACGAGGGCAGAATAGAATCTCTAGTCAGTAGAATCACAGGTTTCGCAGATATGATTCAATTAACGCATTTAAAACTACAGCAAGTAATGTCAAGAATAACACCTGACGGTGTTTATTTAGACGCTGATGGATTAGCTGAAGTTGATTTAGGGAATGGAACAAATTACAATCCGCAAGAAGCATTAAATATGTTTTTTCAAACTGGATCTGTTATAGGTAGAAGTTTTACAAGCGAAGGTGATATGAATCCTGGCAAAGTGCCTATTCAAGAAATATCAAGTGGCAATGGTGGGGCTAAAATGCAATCTCTTATAGGTAACTATAACTACTATCTACAAATGATTAGAGATACAACTGGTCTAAACGAAGCTAGAGATGCTGCTCAACCAGATCCAAAAGCCTTAGTTGGCGTACAAAAAATGGCGGCCGCAAACTCAAACACAGCTACTAGACATATTTTACAAGGAGGACTATATATAACTAAGCAAATTGCCGAGTGTGTGTCTTTAAGAATATCTGATATATTAGAGTATTCTCCTACTGCTGACGCTTTTGTACAATCCTTAGGTTACCACAACGTTTCCACTTTAAGTGAGATGTCAGAATTACACTTATACGATTTTGGTATATTCATAGAATTAACGCCAGACGAAGAGGAAAAACAAATGCTAGAAAATAACATACAAGTAGCACTAGCTCAACAAAACATTGAATTAGAAGATGCTATAGATCTTAGAGAGATTAAAAATATTAAACTAGCAAATCAACTTTTAAAGATTAGAAGAAAGAAAAAACTACAACGAGACCAAGAAATACAACAACAAAATATTCAAGCTCAATCACAAGCTAATATACAAACTCAACAAGCTGCCGCTCAATCTGAAATGCAAAAACAACAATCTATAGCACAAACAACAATAGCGTTAGAGCAATCTAAAAACGAGATGGAAATACAGAAACTATATCAAGAGGCAGAAATTAAAAAACAACTAATGGAACTAGAGTTCCAGTTTAATATGCAGTTAAAAGGTATTGAAGTAGAAGGACAAAAGTCTAAAGAAACAGAAAAGGAAGATCGTAAAGATAAAAGAACAAAAATACAAGCTTCACAACAATCAGAACTTATTGAACAAAGACAAAACGAAGGACCATCAAAAGACTTTGAATCATCTGGTAACGATATACTAGGTGGTATAGATATGTCTATGTTTGGTCCTAGATAACGAATTATTAACTATTATTATATTATATTATGGCAAAAAAGAAAAAAGAAACAGAAGTCGAAAAGACTGCAGAACAACCAAAGATAGACGATACGGTTGAAAAAATTAAGGTAAAAACAAAACCTAAAAAATTCCAACGAGAAGAAGAAATTATTAAGGTAGATTTAAACAAACCACCAATACCAAAAGAAAATGAAGAAACTAAAGAAGACATTATTAACGACGGAGGAGTGGTTGAACTCGTTAAAGATACCTCTACCCCACAAAAACAAGAAGAGGTACAGTCGGAAACAAAAACACAAGAAACTCCAGTTGTAGAAGAGATAACAAACGAAAAAGTAGAGGAAGTTGTAGAAGCTATCGAATCTATAGAAACAGGAAAAGAACTACCAGAAAATATTGAAAAACTAATGAGTTTTATGGATGACACTGGTGGGGATTTAAACGATTATATTAAATTAAATAGGAACTATGACGATTTAGATAACAATACTTTACTTAGAGAGTTTTACAAAAATACAAAACCTCATTTATCAGAAGACGAAATAGAGTTTATCATGGAAGATAACTTTTCTTTCGACGAAGAAATTGATGAAGATAACGATATTAAAAGAAAAAAACTAGCGTTAAAAGAGCAAGTTGCCAACGCTAAAAGCCACCTGGACGGGCTAAAGTCCAAATATTATGAAGATATCAAGGCTGGGAGTAAGTTGACTCCAGAGCAGCAAAAAGCTATAGAATTCTTCACGAGTTACAATAAGGAATCAGAAGAGTCTTACGAGATGCAAAAGAAGCAAGCTGAAAATTTCAACGCTAAAACAAACAATGTCTTTAACGACAGATTCAAAGGTTTTGAATATAATGTTGGAGATAAAAAATTTAGATTTAACGTGAAAGATGCTGATAGTGTAAGAGAAACTCAAGGTGATATTAATAACTTTATCAAAAAGTTTTTGAATAAAGATAATTTAATGGAAGACGCGAGTGGTTATCACAAATCTTTGTACACAGCAATGAACGCTGATAAAATAGCTGGTCATTTCTACGAGCAAGGAAAAGCAGACGCGTTAAAAGAAAGTATAGCTAAATCTAAAAACGTAAGTATGGATCCTAGAAAAACACATATTGAAAATGTTAATACTAGTGGTTTAAAAGTACGTGCTCTAAATAACGACAACGCTGATTACAAATTTCAAATTAAAAACAAACAATAAATTTAAAATTACAAAATTATGGCAATTACAAACCCAGGTGGTTTATTAAATACTGTTCCTGCTCCACAAATGCAGACATTAGATAGTAACTACCTAGATTTCACGACTGGAGGGTCGGGAGTTAATGACTTCGCCCAACAGTATTTACCAGACCTTATGGCACAAGAAGCTGAAGTTTTCGGACCGAGAACTATTTCAGGATTTCTTGCTCAAGTAGGGGCTGAAGAGCCTATGAGCTCAGACCAAGTTGTTTGGTCAGAACAATCAAGATTACATATTTCAGTAAAAGGTACAATAGTAACAACAGGTGAGACAAATGGTACTTTTGAAGTTACAAGTGATATTGATGGAAACAACGCTTCATCTTCACCAGTGTTTACATTAGCTAATCACGGTGTTAGGGTTAACGATATCGTACTTATTTCAAACCCTGGTACTACTACAAAATGTAAGGTTGTTGACGCGGATACAGCGATTATACAAGTTGAACCTTATGGTGCTACTGATTTATCAGCGCATACTGGAACACTTACAGGCGCAACTTTATTAGTTGTTGGATCTGAATATGGAAAAGGTGTATCTTATTATGCTGAATCAGATGGTTCTACAGTTAAAGACTATAGACAAGCTAATGAACCAACTTTCAAATCTTTTACTAACAAACCAATTATCATGAAAGATTACTACGAAGTATCAGGTTCTGATACGGCGAAGATTGGTTGGGTTGAAGTTTCTGTAGAAGACGGAACAAGTGGATATCTTTGGTATTTAAAAGCTGAAGCTGAAACTAGATTACGTTTTGCTGATTACATGGAAATGGCAATGATTGAAGCTGAGAAAACTCACGCTGATTCTGCTATTGGTAACTATCACGGTGCCACTGATTTAGGTGCTGATGGTGCTGGTACAGAAGGTTTATTCAAAGCTATTAGCACTAGAGGTAATGTTACTTCTGGAGTTACAGGTGTTAATGCTGCTACTGATTTAGCAGAGTTTGACGCTATTTTAGCTGAGTTTGATTCTCAGGGTGCTATCGAGGAGAACATGATGTTCGTAAATAGAGCTACGGCTTTAGCAATGGACGATATGTTAGCTTCTATGAATTCTTACGGTGCTGGTGGTACTTCTTACGGAGTATTCCAAAACTCAGAAGATATGGCACTTAATTTAGGTTTCTCTGGATTTAGAAGAGGTTCTTATGACTTTTATAAATCAGATTGGAGATATTTAAATGACAAAGCCACTAGAGGTGGTATTAATGCTACTGCTGGATCATCAGCTGTTAGAGGAGCTATTATTCCAGCTGGTACATCCACGGTTTATGACCAAATGTTAGGAAAGAATCTTAAAAGACCTTTCTTACACGTTAGATTTAGAGCTTCACAAACAGACAACAGATACTTCAAAACTTGGGTTACAGGTTCTGTTGGAGCTGCTACGTCTGCTTTAGATGCGATGCAAATACATATGTTAACTGAGAGATGTTTAATTACTCAAGGTGCTAACAACTTTATGTTGATGCAATAAGCATTTATTTATATTAAAAGAACCGAGGTTTCGGCCTCGGTCCTTTTTATTTTATTAATTTTATTATATATTATATTATGGCAAAGAAACAAGAAACAAAAAAAGAAGTGGCAACTGAAGAGGTTGTCCAGACTATAGAACAACCAAAGGTTGAAAAGAAAGTAGAAAAACAACCAGAGAAAAATACTTGGGAAATAAAAGATAGGGTATATTATTTAAAGTCAAAAGATAGACCTTTATCAAAATCTATCAAATCAGCTAATATATTTTGGTTTGATGAAGAGCAAGGGTATGAAAGAGAACTAAAGTATTGTGAAAATCAACAAACTTCTTTTGTAGACGAAATGAAAGGCGATCAAAGATTGTCTCATATTATTTTTAGAAACGGAGCGCTACACGTTCCTAGAGAAAAACAAACTCTTCAAAGATTACTGTCTATATATCATCCGGAAGTTGGTACTACATATTACGAGTGGGAACCAGTTGCAGAAGCAGAGAGTCAATTAGATTGGTTAGAATTTGAAGTTGACGCTTTAAATGCAGCTAGAAATCTAGATATTGATATGATTGAAGCTGTTATGAGGGTAGAACTAGGTTCTGCGGTATCTCAGATGAGTTCTAAGGAACTTAAACGTGATTTATTACTATATGCTAAGAGAAACCCTAGATTATTCTTAGAATTAGTTACTGATGAAAACGTTATGCTTAGAAATTTTGGTATCAAAGCTACTGAGAATGGTATTATTAAACTATCACAAGATCAAAGAACATTTACATGGGCGTCTAATGATAGAAAATTAATGACCGTTCCATTTGATGAACATCCATATTCAGCTTTAGCCGCTTGGTTTAAAACTGATGAAGGAATGGAGATTTACTCCAATATTCAAAAAAGATTAAAAAATTAATCAAACTGTAGAGCGGTCGCCCTACGGGGCGATCGTAAACTACAAATAAAAAAATATTATGGTAAACGTAGATAGAGTGTATCAAAGAGTTTTAGTTTTAGCTAATAAAGAGCAAAGAGGATATATAACACCTCAAGAGTTTAATTTATTAGCAAACCAAGCGCAAATGGATACTTTCGAACAATACTTTTACGACTTAAATCAGTTTAGAAGATTAAATGGGAACGACACTATTCATTCTGATATAGTAACAATGTTAGAGGAAAAGATTAGTCTTTTTGAAGCTGAGGGCACTGTGAATAGATTTGATACTAATCCAGATCCAGATATAGAAGAGTTTGTATATAACTTAAGCGCTAGTATTCCTAATTTGTATAGAATTACTAACATTAGAATATATAGAAATGGAAATTGGAGGTTAGTAGAGCGTGTTAGTAAAAAAGATTTTAGACAAATGATGTTAGGGCCATTAACTAAAACTACTAGTAACCGTCCTGTTTACACAATAGATGGGACGAACAACATAATCACGTTATATCAAGCTCCTCCTGAAACTATAACGGTAGATCATATTAGAAGACCTAATCAAGTTAATTGGACATTTACAATGGCTGGAGGTACTGCTATTTTAAATGATTCCCCGGCGGTTGGTTATCAAGATTTCGACCTTCATCCATCTGAAGAAACTGATTTAGTTATGAAAATACTAACTTTAGCTGGTATAACTATAAAAGATCAAGGTCTTTACGGGATTGGCGCTCAAGAAGATAACAAGAATATTCAACAAGAAAAACAATAATAAATGGGATTATTAGATAACACCACTCAAAGAGCTTATTACCAAGGAAACGATCAGGGGAATTATCAATTTGTTTCGTTAGAAGATATTATAAATCAGTTTATTGTTACTTATGTTGGAGAAGAAAAAATAATTTCCAAAGCTAAAAGAACAGATATTGCTTTTCATGCTCAAAGAGCTTTAGCTGAATTAAGTTTTGATACTTTTAAATCTATTAAATCTCAAGAAATAGAATTACCACCATCACTAACTATGATGCTACCTCAAGATTACGTAAACTACACTAAAGTCTGTTGGTCAGATAGCAACGGTATAAAGCGTCCTTTATATCCAACTAGACATACTTCTAATCCTTTTAATATTCTTCAAAACACCGACGGGACTTATGAATTCACTCCACACTGGGAGCTTTTACAAAATCATAGTTTCGCTACGGGAGATTTATCTAGTTGGTTTAAAGTTAATATAAGTAGTTATAACACTCCAGTTGCGACCGCAGTAAATAGAATATATGTTGATAACGATAGATTGACTTTTTCAACTGGTCCATCTTTAACAAACGTAGAGACAAACCCATCAAAACCTGATCCAGGAAAAGCTCTTAATACTTGGGGTACTATACTTGCTGTTTGGCAACCAATTGATGTTAGTAATGTGTTAGAATTAAATATATCTGCGACAGGGGAGTCTGCAGCGGGAATTTATAACTCTGGTTCTAGTGGTACTATTAGTGATTCTGGTAGAGTTTGGTTTGGCGTAAGTTCTACAGAACCCACGCCGTTTACTCACCCAGATCCTAGCCACAATAAACCATCATTCAGTGTAACCCCTCCAGACATAGGAAATATAGAGTGGTACGATGGAGACGATGTTGCTAGCGAGAAGAGTTTAAGTGTTGACGTATCTAATTTTAGTACTGTATGGATTCTTATAAGTTCGTATACAAAGTTCAACGATCTTACTTATGATTCTACAACAGATGCTATGTTAGGATTTTCTAACAAAACTCTTACTAATGGAACTATTAAATACAACTACTATTACGATGGCAACGTAGCTACTAATTATATAGGAGAAATATCCGTAACATCTGAATCAAACGAAGAATTAGTAGTGTCAGGATCTGATACTTGGACAAAATACTCTACGAATACATCTAATAGTGCTAGTGACGCTACAGACGCTACAGACGCTACAGACGTACGTGACACGAACATAGGACAAAGATATGGAATAGAACCATCGCACGCCCAAAGTAACGGATCTTTTTATATTGATGATCTAAGAGGATTAATACATTTTTCATCTAATATATCAGGAAAAACCGTGGTGTTAGATTACATAAGTGATAGTCTTGGCACAGACGGAGAAATGCAAGTACATAAGTTCGCAGAAGAAGCCATGTATAAGTGGATATCCCACGCTATACTTTCAACTAGAATAAATACACCAGAATACATTGTACAAAGATACAAAAAAGAAAGATTTGCAGCTATAAGACAAGCTAAGTTAAGATTATCAAATTTAAATATAGAAGAACTTACTCAGATAATGAGAGGTAAATCTAAATGGATTAAACACTAAAGTATGCCGGAGATTAAAAACAACTTTAGTCAAGGTAAGATGAATCAAGATCTTGACGAAAGAATAGTACCTAAGGGACAGTATAGAGACGCAATGAATATACAGGTGGTGACTTCTGAAGGAGCGAATATCGGGGCCGCGCAAAATATATTAGGTAATACGAGGGTTGAAAATATTATTGGTGGTTCTTGGAATACAGTTGGAACTATAGCTGATGAAAAAAATAATAAATTATATTGGTTGGTACATAACCCAGGTAGAGACGCTATCTTTGAATATAATTTAGAAGATAACACTACGGTTCCAGTTTTTATTGACACTAGTATGGAGGTTTTGAAATTTGATGGGAATATTATTACTGGTATAAATATAGTTGATGATATATTGATGTGGACGGACAACGTCAACGAGCCTAGAAAAATAAATATAACTAGATGTAAATTAGGGTCTTCATTTAATAATGCTCATACTAGTTTAGTTGTAAATGGAGAGAGAGTACTCGATAAAATAGTAATAACAACGACAACAACCGCTGGTGGTGGAGGAGCTGGAGTTAATAGTTTAAATCTTTCTGGTATTGGTACTGCTACTGATCCAAATATAAGAGTCGGAGATAAACTTGTTTCTTTCGAAACCGACAATCCAGCTGTTACTTTTGCTCCCCCTTTTAACATCTTTGTTACAGACATTGATTATGCTACAGGTGATGTTACTTTTGATCAAACGTTTCACGCAGGTGGATCTGCCTCCCAATTCTATATTGGTTGGGCACATACATTTGAAACTTATGTTCACTTAAAGGAAGAAAATATAACTGTTATAAAGAAAAGACCATCCATAGCACCTAGAATAGATGTTGTCAAACCTACTGGACAAGAAATATTTATAGCAACTTGTGAATTATCTCAAGGCAACGCAGGTAGTTATTTACTACAACAAGGAGATACTGCTTATATTAGAATACCTAGAGTCACAGATGGATTAAGTTTTGTAGCAGCGGCATATTATGCTATAGGAGATATTTTATTATTAAAACAAATCTCAACATCAGGCGCCTTACCAACAATACAAGAACTTCGTTGTCAAGTAACATTGGTTACCCAACAAATAGGGGATCCTGGTTATACTGAATGGGAAGTAGAAATAATATCGATAGACAATAATTTACCTACAACTGCAACTACATTCAACCTCACCCTCAATTCCTTGATTACTGGATTGGAAATGGAAGTTGTTAAAGAGATAGATGTAGATAAAAGATTATTTGAGACTAAATTTGTTAGGTTTGGGACAAGATGGAAATATGAAGATGGGGAATATTCAGCTTTTTCACCATTTAGTGACGTGGCTTTTAATGGATCTACATTTTCTTTTCATCCTACAAAAGATAACTTCAATCTAGGGATGGAGAATAACTGTGACGAAATAAAATTAACTCACTTAGTTACTCCTGATATACCGGAAGACGTTGTTCAAATAGATATATTATTCAAACTAGAAAACTCAACTACAATATATTCTTTAGAAAGTATTAAACCTAACGATCCACTACCTCCTGGAGCAAGTTTTAATTCTTGGAATAAAAATCAAAATCCTATAGTCTCGATTATGGATCCTACTTGGACAATCGCTACTATTAATTTACCGACAAACTACCAAGGACAATATATAGTTTCCACTGAAAATATATATGCTGCCTTACCTTCAAATCAATCACTAAGACCCTGGGATAATGTACCTAAAAAAGCTTTAGCACAAGAAATAACAGGGAACAGACTCGTGTATGGAAACTATACACAGGGATATAATATGTTAGATGGTGGTGATGTTGCTAAGCCATATTTAGAATTAGGATATAGACAGAGATCTTTTTTAGATAGTGATAATGTTGGTTTCCAATTTGGACAAAAATCCCTTAAAACTCTTAGAACATACCAATTAGGGGTTGTTTACGGAGATGAATATGGTAGAGAAACTCCTGTTTTTACTAGTCAAAATGCTTCTTTAACAATTCCTTGGGATTCTGATAACACACAAATTTTTAATGGTAATGCTAGTAGATCTACTCAATTAACAGCTGCTGTAGGTGGTACACAACCTGATTTTGCCACATATTATAAATTTTTCATAAAGCAAACTTCTGGAGAGTATTATAATTTATCTATGGATAGCGTTTATAGATCAGAAGATAATAATAACTTATGGATATCTTTTCCTTCAGCTGAGACAAATAAAATCCAAAAAGACGAATATATAATATTAAAAAAACAAGCAGAGACCGAAGAACAAGTTGAATTAAATAACAAGTTTAAAGTAGTAGATATTAAAAACGAAGTTCCAGATTGGATTAAATTCAAACGAACACAAATTGGAAATGTTGGAGGTAGTGCTGATATTCAGAATTTACTTTCTGGTTATGCTATTGGTCTTAATGTACCCGAAGAAAATCAAAACCAAATAGTGATAGACAAAGACACTTGGGTAAATAATGGTGGAGTATCTTTAACAGATATGGATAAAGACTTTGAATATTTAGAAATGCAATTTACAACTATATCTGGTACTGCTGTTATAGAATCTAAAAGATATAGAATAGCAGGAATAGATTTAATTAACTCAGATGAAGAGTATAGGATAAACTTAGACAAACTTATTTCAAATGAAGATAATTGGGTTACTACAACACCTACTTCTGGAGTTGTAGATTCTAATTTAAGAATAAAAATATTTAAAGTGGGACTAAGAACTTCTACTTCGCGGTTTCAGGGAAGGTTTTTTGTGAAGATCATTTCTAATAACATATCACAAACTTATCTAGAACCACTAGTAGGGATTGAAACAGTATACAGAATCGATGGCGTTATCCCCGCTCATAATTTTGCGGACAAACAAGCGGTATCAGGCGCAAGTCATACAACTGGTATAGTTAATTCCGTGAATGATATACCACAACACATACAAGCATCAAGTGAAGATACATACTCTATAACTGGTGAAGAAAAAAGTAATACACTGGGCGCTTGGGAAATTTTATATAAATACGGAACTAATAGTATAACAGAAGGTTGGTTTATAGATCATTGCTATTTTGCTAGTGCACAGCCTATAGATCCGTCTGATCCAAGTGGTAAAACTGGTTTTACAGAAGCAGATTTAAGCGGTAGAATGACGAGAGGAGGTGGTAGTCCAGGTACAAATGGTATTTACTATGTAGATTCTTGTATGGGAGTATTGGATATAGAAGGAATAGGTGCTTACAGAAATGATGTAGGTGATATTACACAAAATGCCGGTTGGGGAGGTAGGTCTTGGTGTTATTTAAGTAAAGGAGAAAACAACGCAGTAGCAATGGGTAGTGGACCAGGTGGTAACACTTATGATGATATATATGATAATACTACTCAAGGCATAGCTTACATGCATCTATCTTTTGGTCCTGTAGGAGAAGATTTATGGATAAAAGATGGTACAGGTTACGGTGGACTTGGGTTTATTTCAAATAGTAGTTTTGAGTGGCAAAATATAAATCCTGGTAGTGGGAATAGTGGAACTTTTTGGGGGAGTTTTAATGGACTTTCATTAGCAAATGGAGATCCAACACCATCAGCGAAGCAATGGCAAATCCAAGATCCAGATTTACGTGTAATAGCTAGTAAGTTACGAGAGGGGGCAAGGTTTAAAATCACGGGAAGTGAAGAGGTATTTACTATTGAAAAAGTCAGTATAAAAAGATTGTACAATCACACTCCATTTATGGAGACACAAAATGCTTGGGACGGAACAGCGCAAGTTAATTTAAATAATAGCGTAGAAGAAATATGGAGTGATATAGCGTCAGATAATTCTGGAGTTGGATCTACGAGTGGATGGCCTAATGGAAATAATTATACTTTAGAAGAACTAGCTACTAGAATAGAAAACTTTGGATCTAGAACAAATAGAAGATTATTGTATATTTTAAAATTAGACAAAAATCCAAACGACTACGGTATAACTTTCGCTTGGGATGTTGATACAAGTGATGGAATAAGAATAATAGAAGAAGTTCCAAGCGAGGAAGAAGCCACACTAGTTGTATCACCGGTTATATGGGAAACAGAACAAAAAGATGATGTAGATTTAAATATATATCATGAAGCTAGTGACGCTATTCCGATAAAAATAAACACAAAGAAAGAGAATTCTGAAATGTACGCTCCTATTGGATCTAGAGTTTGGTGTAATAAATCTAATTCTATGCCTACTCTCGCTGGTCTTGCTGAAGATTTCGATTTGATAATAACCGATTGGGACACAGGTGGGACAAATTATAATATTGTAGAATTTGCTTCACCAGGACTAAATGTTATCGGTACCGCTGATTTACCAACACAAACAGGTGTTTATGTAGGAAAAACTCTTAGGTTTTTCAAACCTGATGGTAGTTTTGTAAGTGCTACGATATATCAAGTAAAAGAAATTATAGGTAATTATATAACTAAAGTTGCTATATATTTAGCAAACTACGCTAAAAAAGTAGGATTATCTTATTATGATTGCCTTTGTTTTGGAAACGGGGTAGAATCTAACAGGATTAGAGATGATTTTAACGCTATGACAATTGGTAGAGGTGTTAAAGCTTCTACTGTTTTTGAAGAACAATACAAAGAAGAAAATAGAAAAAATGGATTAATATATTCTGGAATATACAATTCTACTAGTGGAGTAAATAATCTTAATCAATTTATTCAAGCGGAAAAAATAACAAAAGATTTAAATCCAACATACGGTAGTATTCAAAAGTTGTTCCAAAGAAGAATTGATTTAGTAACTTTTTGCGAAGATAGAGTTGTTAAGGTCATGTCTAATAAAGATGCTTTATATAATGCAGATGGAAATTCACAATTAATAGCAACTAATAGAGTTTTAGGTGACGCTAATCCTTTCGTTGGAGATTACGGTATATCTAAAGATCCAGCATCTTTTGCTAAAGAATCTTACAGAGCTTACTTTACAGACAGACAAAGAGGGGCTGTATTAAGATTGTCTATGGATGGTTTAACCCCAATATCTAATGTTGGAATGAGAGATTGGTTTAATGATAATTTAACAAATGCTGGGAATATTGTAGCTAGTTATGATGATAAAAAAGGTGACTACAATTTAACTATAGATAATACTACTGTATCGTTTAATGAAGACGTAAAAGGTTGGACTAGTTTTAAATCATTTGTACAAGAAACTGGAGTCAGCGTAGCTAATAATTATTACACTTTCAATAGTGGTAGCCCTTGGTTACACCATGCTACCGTTAGTCCTTTAAGTAGTGCTGGTATAAATAGAAATACTTTTTACGGAAATGATTTGGTTCCATCTTCTATAACAACATTACTTAATGACCAACCGCAAGCTATAAAAAGTTATAATACTTTAAACTACGAAGGTGACGCTGGGTGGGTATGTGACTCTTTTATAACTGATCAACAAGGGGGAACGGTACCTGAGTTTATAGAAAAAGAAGGTAAATGGTTTAATTATATAAGGGGAACAAACGAAGTAGATTTACAATCGTTTAATTTCCAAGGAATAGGGCAAGCAATAGAAATAGAATATAATATAATATGAAACTAATAAGAAACTTCGAAATAAACACAAATGATTTATCTGCTTTACAAGAGAGTAGATCTTTTAAAGTATCAGGAGACGATAGTGCCATATTTAGTTTGCAAGTAAAAACATCTACTGGAAAATTTTATAATTTCAAATCTAAATTATTTGAAACAACAATAACTTCAGAACATAGATTAGCTAATCAAGCTATAACTGGAAAATCATATGGTGGAAGCATTCTTTTTCCAGCAGATGCTGATGGAGAAACTTATACTATATTACTATCTGCGGAACCACATTTTGATACTGAATTATTAAATAGTTTAAGAGGTAATATTAACAACACTAGTTTGGAGCATAATCCAGTATTATACCAAGTAGATATAACACAAGTGGCAGATGTAGTTCTTAATTTTGCTCCTACCGCAGCTACAGCGGGTAATTATACAGAAGCTAGTCTTGCTAATGTACTCCAAGTATCACAATCTCCAACTGTAACAACCCCTGTTACATCAAGCGTAAGTTGGGTTATAGCTAACAATACTACAGACGGTGCGGGGTTTGGACTCGTTCCTACTCTCGATCTTAGAAAAAATGAAGCTGCTATTGGAGATGGATACTGGCGTGCAGACACAACTTTTACTATAGATGACACTAAGTCAGATGATGGTGGTGGTAGCACGCATTACAATTATAGAATAGATAGCATAAGCGATTTAGAAATTGGGATGGCAGTAGTTGGACAAAATTGTACGTTAACTAGAGTTTTTACAGGAGCATATAACGCTACTACCCCTGCTTCCAGGAATAAACCACAGATAAAGCTTTCTACGGGCAAAGCGTTTGCTGACGGAGCGGAATTAACGGTGAGAGGACATGGTAAAAACGCTGTGGAAAAAGCTATTGGATGTAGTGTAACTTTTAGTAATTTTAAATTAACACAGGCGCCGTTGACGACGACGGTTAGAGGGGATTCTAATACTAGTAGAACGCAAGTAGATATAAATGGTACTTACGGTATAGGAAAATCGGATGTGGAAGGAGTAAATACATATATAGAAGGATTTGGTGTTGATAATTCAACAGATAATCCAATAGCTGGGATCTCTGCAAATGCAGATGCTGGTTATTTAACAATGACTACAAATCAAACTTTAATAGAGGGAACTACTTTAAATATTATTAATTGTAGCAATTCCTATACAATTACAGGTGATATAACCGTACACAGAATGCCTACTAGCACTAAAACTATATATCTAGATTTAGATAAAATATTAACCCTAGGAACAGCATCATAATTATGGCAGATAGAATACACTTTCAAAACAATATAAATGATTCAGCACAAGTAGGCGATACATTATATGTTTCAACTTTAACAGCTGGAGTAGCAGGCGCAGTAGACGAAGTTGGATTAATTACTGGTATAGGTAATACTTGGGTAGAAGTTGTAGATGGGCAAGCACCTACTGGATTTATCGGAACGACTGAAGTGATAGTTAACGGAGATTGTGAAGGTGGATTTACGAA